TTCTTTCATTTTCTTGTGTGCCTATACCAAATGAACCTTCTGGTACTGTTCTATTTAAATCTAGCCCTTCAATCTTTTCTTGATATAATTGTCGTTCTGATTTTTTAAAAGGATTTTCTGCGTTTGGATATAATTGATTTCTTAACTTTACAAATTCTGGTTTTCCATCAGCAGCTAAAGCTTGCACAGCATATTGTTGTTCTATTGCTTGTACTTCTAAACTGGTAGGTCGTTTATTATTTGTTTCTATATAATCTATGTAATATTTTTTTATCTTATCTCGAACTTCAAAACCAATCTTAGTTGATTTCAACATATTGCTTCTGGTTTGATCGTTAAAAGGACCAAGAGCTTGAAACTTATCTCCTACACCTAAGTTATCGTTAACTATATTCATTATGTTAGTTGTAGAAGTTTGTATGTCTTCTCCTAACCCATCACTTTCTGCTGCAAACTTTTTAAGTTTATCTATTAAGTCGATTGCTTCATTGTCCATTGTTGCATGATTATTTTCTATATCTGAAATAGCTTTTTCTAAATCACTATCTAAACCATCAAACACACCTAATGTAATTTTCTTTTTTAAATCTGGAATAATCTTACTTTTAAGATCAAAGTTATCTGATTTACCTAATTGATCTATATAATCTTGTTCTTCTTTTGTTGTAAATCTAGGATCATTTTTTAACGCTTCATATCCATTTCGTTTATTTTCTATTGCTGTAGTTTTTTCTGCATCTGTCATATCTACAGTAAGAGGTATTTTATTTATATTTTGAAACTTATTTTTAATTTCTAATTTGTTAAGTAAAGGTTGTACTTCATTCTTGTATTTAATTTTTTGCAATACTAATCTTTCAAACTTTTCATCAAAAGCTGCTGATTTTGTTAAATAGTCTTTATGACTTCTTAGATCTTTTTCTCCATACTTAACTAAACTTAAAAGCCTATCTGGAAAACTTTCAGCTAGAGCTAATTTTTGTGCAGCATTAGGTTTGCTTACATCTATATCTAATAGTTTTTCACCTTGAGCATAAATATTATCTATAAGAGTTGTATATGTTTTAGTAGCATCTGTGCCAGTAATACCACCTTTATACATATTTTCTAGGTAGTTATTTAAAATTTCACCAGCTTGATCTTCTTCTCCTTTGCTTAAATGTAAAGATGCTTCTGTTAAAACATCAGGCATCAATCCTAAAAATTTATTATATTCAAAAGCACGATTTTGTTTAGTTCCATAATTAGCATTTTTAAACATCTCCTTACTCATCTCAGGTATATAGATGTCATCAACTACAGTTGAATCAATACCTAATTTTTGAAAAAGCTCTAAATCTTCATCAAGATAACTTTTTCTCCAAGTTCTATATTCATTACTATCAGTACTAAATTCTTTTAAAAACTTTAATATAGGTTGTCCGTTTTCATCTTTTGCACCTGTATCTATTCTAGCGACATCATAGTCACTATCCATTCTGTTACCTCTTTTTTGAGCTTGTAACGCTACTAAAGATTTTTCATATTGTCTTCTATAAGCTTTTGTACCACCTATTATTTCTCTAGCTGTTTGTCTGCCTTCAACTTTTTCAATTCTGTTTGATAAATCAGCAATAGCACCACCATTTATTTCAGCATCTAAAACATCAGCAACAGCTTGTTTTTTATCCTTTTCTGCTTTTTGATTAGCTCTATTTACAAAAAACTTTTCTAATGTTGGATTAACTGTTTGTAAGATTTCTGCCAAATCTGCCAAACCACTTTTTTGTACAGCAGTAACAGGTTGTACAAAAGTATCTACAGGGCTATCGTAAATCCTTGTGGCTGCTGTGCTTTGAAAACTTGATGACATGATTTTAACTATTAAAGATGTTGTCGTCTAGAGAAAGTTCGGTATTAAAGGCACTTGTAGCAGCACCTAAAATAATTGATCCTGTTGATGGTATTTGATTGTAGGCAGTTATAGTATTACTTCTCAATCTGTTTCTTATGTTTTGATATTCTGATTCTGTACCTTGTATATTTCTATCATACTGTCTGCTAAATGATTCTAAATCTTGTCGTATAGATTCCCTAAAATTACCTCCTTGTCTTCCTAAATCTGCAAACAATAAATTTATATTGTTACCTGCTTGACCTGATGATAACAAAGTACTTTGAGCTTTTAATATTTCTATATTTTTAGCAAATATATTTTGTGCTTCTTGATTTTCTTTTGAAGCTTTTTGTTCAGATAAGGCTAACTGTTTATTTCTTTTATTGTCTTCAGCAGATTTTACACCTGTTTTTTCTTGTTCAGCAGTTTGTTCAGCAGCGTCTTTTGCAGCACCACGCATAGCAAGCCCTTGAAATACCGCAAGACCTCCACTAATAGCTGCTGGAATTGAACACATTTAAGCGATCCTCAGAAATTCATAGAATGGTTTTTCATGTTGTCCATACTTTTCGTGATAATTTATAAAAACAAAACCGAGAGCTTCTAACCACTTTATAGCAGTATGATTCTCTGCATATACAAAATTATATAGGACTTTATAAGATTTCAACAAACTATCTACCCATTTTCTACCTTTTCTTATTAGTTGTATTTTATATTTTTTATTAGAAAACAACTCATCAGTACAGATCATAAATATACAACCACCTTTTATTACTCCACATAATCCCATAGGCTGGTCTTCGTCACCAGCTATTGTCAAAACTTTTTCACCAAACAAATAAGATAAACGTAAGGCATCTTCAGCGTCTTGTCCTGTTTGATATAAACCTTCAAGTCGATCCATTTGTCTCATGTTTTGACATACATAATTAAGATCTGATAGTTTTGATTTTCTTAAATATCCCATCAAGTTCTTCTACTCCTCATGTGAAATACTCCTTCATATTCTGCACTAGCTAATAAAGTAGGCAAGAACGTATTGTTCTTTACATCTATATCTACTCTATCTGACTTGCTCATAATAGGCACTTTAAATGTACCTGTATCTAAATTAATCTGACCGATAGAAGCAGAAGCAGCACCAAGTAAACGACCAGTAAATTTATGTAGAGATGTGTCTCTATTCTCAGGTGTTACTTCTACTTGGAAGAAACCAGAATCTTCAT